TGTTTCCGGAGTTGGAGCTTCAAGATTGTCAAAAACAATTTTCGAATCTCTTTCAAGCCCTGCGATCATGTCAAGAGTAAGGCCGCTGTATAAAGCCTCAAGCTTTGTCAGTTCCGTTTCGAGTATCGCCCACAATGAAGGAAATAATTTAACTTTGCTTTTTTGTGTCATCGTCTGTTTCCTCATTTAAAGGGTTGTCCACTTCCTCGTTCAAGTCATCGACTTCGCCTGATACCGCGGGAGTAGCAGGCTTCACGGGAGACATTATTTCCCTTATCTCTGCCAACTTCGCTTGCTCTCTTTTTATCTGCTTCACGTTCTGATCAAAGTCGATTCCCATTGCCGCAGATTCAATTGAAATATTGCTGAAAAATCCATCCACTCTAGCCTGGGCCGCAGTTGTTTCTTTTGTCGGATCGATCTGCCCTGCTGCCGGGCCGATCCAAAGATTCCCAAGGAATGCTTTTCTCAACAGAGGATCTGTTAAGAATCCAGGAGCAATTATTCTTTCCCTAAGGACAGCTTCCTCCATCCAGAGTTCATAAACAATATTACAAAAATGATTGACCATAAACGATCTCCGAGTCAAGAAAACTTTCCAAGCGTTTAACATTGCAGTTCGCGCCGCTGAATAACTTTTCGTAAAATGCTGAATCAATAATTCAAAAGGCAACCCCAGAGACGCTCCAATTTGTCTCAACAAGCTTTGAACAAAAGGATCAAACGCGGCATTCGGTCTTCCTGGATTCGCTGTTGAAATTTCTTCACCTTCTGCGAGCCCAACAATTGCACCACTTCCCATTCTGTAATCTTCGTCATCAGCGTCCCCGCCTTCGTCACTAGGCAAGAACGTTGAGAAGTTCCCACCGCCATCTGGAGTCGTTACGAATACAGTGAAGTAGGACGAAATTACAGCACTTTGCAATTCTGCGTCAGTATACTTTCCAAGCTGGTGCAACATTTCAATAACAGGCGCAAGATAAGGAATACCTCTTGACTGCCCTGGTCTCAACTGTTCGTAAATATGAATTATTTTCCGTCTGCCGTTCCCTGTGAATGCGCTGATTGAATCCCATTTTCTTTCTATCGGAGTTGATTCGGCTCCAGGATGCTGAGTTCTAATCCAATATTTTTTAGGAGTTCCTTTCTTGTTCTTTTCAATACCTCCCGCCAGTGTTGTTGTGTCTGGTCTGTTGTGTGGGTTCTCTATCCTATCAGCTTCAATGGCCTGCAAGCGCAAGCCATAATTCATCGTACTGATCTCCTCGAACAAAGGAAGAACAAAGCAATCCCCACTCTCAAGAATCGATCTGAAAACAAGATTCTGATAATCATAAAAATTCTTGCCTCTATTTATATCGCAATCAAGAGACTCGGCCCATGAATTAAACTCCAGCTCTGTTTTCTGCTGCCACTTGTCTGCTTGATCTTCGCCCATGCCAACAGCTTCCGCATTGATTCTCGATTGAACTTTCAGCCCTGAGCCAATAACATGGACCTGGTTTGTTCTAATCGCACCAGAGGCAATTGGAGTGTTCCTTAATAGCGAACGACTGCGATCCCTTAATGTCTGCAAGTCCTTCAAAGAATCCGCATCAGCATCTCCAGTCTTTGGGACGAATTCTTTTATCGTCCTTCGCTTCTTTGACGCTCCATTGTATGCACCAGAGACGCCAACAAAGTTGTGCTTCTCAATCATATTCTGTTGAGCGATCAACGGCAAGGCCGCCATGTTAACGGGATTGTCGCTGTTCTTAAGCTTTTTTAGTCGATTTTCCATGAGCTTTTAATTTAGTGTTTTTCTTGTTTACAGAAAATTCACATTTGCCTTTCGCACTAATCAAGATTGTTTTCAAGTTACATGTTTGGTGAACAGGAATGAAGTTCACGCAATGAGAGTTTGCACAAAATATCTTTGCCTCTGGATCCGAAGGCGAATTCGGATTGACGTAATAAAATGTTTTTTCTTCTTTCTTCTTATCGTCCGCCATGCTCTCCCCTATTAAATTGTAGTTATGCCACGAACACTGATTCCGCCTCTGTTTGCTTTTGCAATCTGACCGCTCCAGAATGTTATTTCCTCGCGAAGCTCTTTGACCTTCTGATTCGTCTTGGACCTATTTCCCACTGTGTACTGTTGAGAATTCAACGCCACCGCATAGGCTGTATTTGCATTGGCGAGATTCGTTTCCATTTCTGCTGTTGTCAATGCCATTAGTCTATTCTAACCCCCTTCGAAATAATGCGGCGCCTTGGCTTCTGCACTGGACTTGCTTTTTGTTTACCTTCTTCGATTACAGTATTTGATTCCGTTTGTAAAGTTATATTATATTTTTGCGAAATGTCTTCAAGCATCTGCGAAACGGTTGCATTCGGGTACAGCCAGTATTGAAGAATATTGAGAGCAACAATTCCATAGACAAATGTGTCCAGTGCTTCGTTTCTTGCTCGGCTCGTATTCTTCCAAACTTTTCTCCGCTTGCCCTTGAACCACTCTGTCACTTTTCGCTCTGAACAAAGTTGATGAAAATAAGCTTCTGGCATTGTTAATGGGAAATGAACATAGCCCGCCCCAGGGAGTTCTGTTTTCAAGCATTCGTTTAAATGATCTTTTGCAGTGTCAGTTCCACAAACAAACAAATAAGCGCCTTGCTGTTTCGATGGAGCTTTTACAATTGGCTGGTTGTATGTACTCGCGCCCTTGATGGCGAATACATATCTCTCCTTCGGAGTGTATCTCGTTTTTGTGAACTCATAAACCTTTGCGGGATAGTGACCACCAGTATCAATCGCCGACGACATAATCCTCATTCTCTGTCCACAGGGATGGCGATATGATTTCAAAAGGAATTCGTCAAGGTGTGCCCAGATTTCAAGATCAGATAACTGGCCGTGGAATGTTTTATATTCAACAACATAAGTTTCATAGTCAAGACCGAAGCCAAGAACTTGAACTTCGATTCGATCATCTTGAATATCAACTCCCGCTGTCAACAGAATTATTTTGTTATTTAGGATTTGAGTTGTGTAAGCTTCTCGCCTATTTAATAATTTCTCCCAATTCATTTTTGGATCCTGAGCTTCTTCCCAGGGAGAGGCGTCAACGTCATTTGTCCAAGTCTCGCGATCTTCAATGTATGTCGGATTGCCTTTCTTTTTCTTTTGCAGAATCTTCAAATGTTTATTGACAGCACTCCTCCATTTACTGCTACCCAGGACAGAGTAATATTGAGGCAATCTGAATCCTGGATATTTTCCATCTGGATTTCCAGCGATCCATTTTCCGTTCTGCAACATTTCAAGCTTCTTGTTCTCAGAAATTAGCGTTCCGCATCCTTCACACGCAAGGAGTACCTGCCCAGTGAGTTTAAACGTTTCCCTGTTATATTCGAATTTGAGATTTTTCCATTTGATAGTCTGCATGTGTCCGCACTCAGGACACGGAAGAAAATACTCTCGCTGATCTGACATGAGATATTCAGCCCAGATGATAGAGTCAATGAGCTTTTTTGGAGAGGAACAAAGGAAGATTTTTCTGTTGGAGAAGGTCTCAGTTCTTTCGATAGCTTTTGAGACTGTCCAGCCTGGGTACATGTCAACCTCGTCAAGTGCGAGAAATCGAATTGGCTTTGATCGGAGTGTGTCCTCTGAATTGGCAGTGAGGATGTTGACGCTACCGCCAGGGAATTCTTTCATCATTGTGGTATTCCCTGCTTCGCGTTCTCTGGCTTTTGCGACTCTATCGTATAGGACAGGAGTGCAATCAATCATCGGCTGCAATCTTTGTTTTGAAAAGATTTCACCTGAGGAGAGATTTGATTGAACGATAGCGGCTGGCCCCGGCATCAAGTGAATGATTTCGCCCATCCAATTCAGGATACATTCTGTCTTGCCGAGCTGTGTCCCAGAAACAAACACAACATATTCCTCTGGGCTACATGCAGAGAGGCAATCCATAATCTCTACTAGGTATGGAGTGCGTTCGTTTCGCCATCGCCCCGGCTCGGCGGACCCCTTCGAGGAGAGGACGCGGTACTTTTCGCTCCATGCAGATACGGTAAGGTCTGGATCTAGCGTCAACCCCCTCAATGCTGCTTTTGTGAATATCCCTTTCTTAATTGCAACCATGCACAAATAATAAAACAAAACTCATGCAAGTCAAAGTTCTATTATGTGTGTTAGTCGTCGTAGTAGCATCCGGGTTCGCGATTCTTTATAAATTCTTTGCACCACGGCACGATGTGGTTGTTGTATAGTTTGGATAATATTTCAATATCCTCTCCCCAATATTCATCATCGGTAAAGTATAGCCTGCCTTCCCACACTCCGCGCCAGCAAAACGAACCCTCCATTTTTATCAAGCATTTACTGGGTTCAAATTTATCTAACAAATCCGATTCATTCTCTTTATCAATGTATGATCGCCCCTTGCTATCATTCACACCAGTCCATTCCCGTACGGGGCAAACCTGAAACTCAAGAGTGTGAGCGTCTGTTTTTACATGCACATTGAAATCATCGCCGTCTATGCTAATACATAACAAAGTAAAATCTTCCATAACATCTCCTTCCTTTTAACATTAAATACGCAAGGGCGGGCCACGCAGGTTTGAACCTCTCCCATATCCTCACTTGCGGGTTGGAGTTGAACCAACGATCCCGGGTCCCTGCCCCGATAAGAAACCAGTGTTTCCTCGTTCGGGCAGAGCGTGGATATCCCTGCACGGCCGCTAAAAAAAATTATCCTTTTTTATTATGACGCTTGATTTTACGTTTCAGCTCTTTGGGCGAAAGCCCTAATCTTTTCCCATACGACATAAACGACAGCAAGGCGATTTTATTTTTCAACTGCACGTCCTTTTCCTCTCGTGTCACCCCTTCCTCTTTTTTTACTCTTGCCTTTTCGAGTTCGACAACAATCGCCCTGTCCCTCGCTTCGTTTCTGATAATCGCTTTCGCCTTTCGTTCTTCGAATGTTCCGCGTCTATTCGCTTGGCCCACTTAACTGCCTCCTCCAATAATGTTTGTTTTGTGTCCTCTGGGAATTGCTCAAAGCAAGATACGCAATACTTGCCTTTTGCCCATGCGATGTTTGCGTCCCATGTCTCTTTCCCGATAAGCTCTTTGGCTGTCGCCATTGCAATCGATTCAACGTGCCCGCACTTTCTGCGGATATTCATTTTAATCATAATAGCCCATTCATTTTAATTCAAACCTTATAAATTCATCGCCCTTTTTTACTATCGTCTTTTCAATAACGGCTCTGTATATCTTGTTGTCATTGAAGTCATATTTCTTCTGTAATACGTCTACAAATGGCTTTATCGCATTATCCCAGTCGAATCCTTTACTTGAGACACCGAAGTTTAAATATATCTCCATTTTGTCTGTGTCGTGATTAACTGGAATATATAATCTTTTCGGCAGCAACAACATGACTGCATTTTCAAACTGTTTATATTCTGGTGTTTTAAATCTTCGCCCTCTCCATGCATCATTAACAGAGAGAGGCTTTATTCTTATTGTCGTTTTCTCGCTCATTAGCTCGCCCCCGCAAAAACAACAGTACTCGGCCCGAAATTCATCCCATAACCAACACGATAATTCACTTTCGTTTCATGATCAAAATCATATCCGTATTCCTTCAACATCTTTATCGCAAGTTTTCCAACCTTCTGCTCCTGCTTTGATTTCGTGATCGTCTCAGTGTGCTTTTGGATTTCATGTTTTAGCATGACACCAATTGGATTCATCTTGTTTTTATGCTTCAATCTTTTGAGAACCTTTACAATTCCTTTTCTGCTTGTTCTTGCCACTTCGATCTTTTTGTCAAGCTCTCCCATGCCAAGATCCAATTGCGCATTCATGACAGTAATAACGTCAACCGATGGCATTTTTGCAAGTCCATTTTGAGAGACAACCAATTGGAATATTTGTTGCAGAAGCCCACCAGCCTTTCTGTCGAATTCGGCTTCCGTCACATCGCTTCCAGTGAGATCATAAATCTTTCTACGCTCTGGATCGCTCAAAACCTCATAGGCATTTGCAAGCTCTTTGAATTTCTTTTCGTCTCCTCCTTGCTTGTCAGGATGATATTTCTTTGACAAGTCACGATATGAATCTTTAATCTCTTGCTGAGTCGCTTTCTTTGTCACTCTAAGCGTCTTATAATGATCGGCCATGTTAAGTATCGCTCCCTTCTTTTTTGTTGTCACAGGGCGGCAACAGCTTTGTATCTGCATCCCCAGGCCAGTCAACCATGTGGTCAAGATTCAAGTCTTTGAAAATCGCCATCAAGTTTCTTCTGTGATAACTTCCGAGATCAGCGTCAGTCGTGTTGCCGTATGCGATAGACAGCTCGATCAATAATTTCTGATCATCCATTTTATAAAGCTTCCTTTCTTGTTCGTCTGTCATGATAGTGACTCCCTCCTGTTCCATGGCTCTCTGTCTTCCTCTTTAATCTCGCCCCAACCATGAATAATACAGTCTTCTTTATGAGCGATTCGGTAAGCATAACACGGATATGTCATGCCAAATACTTCGGCAAATGTTTTGCCGCCACAAAACGGACACTGTTTTAATTTTTCACTCATTTTTCCCTTTCTATTTAAACGGCTCACTGGAGCTTTATGGAAATGTTGCCGCTGTTAATATGACTATTCCCAGCCGCGCCAGTCATCACAATTTATTTGATTTTTTTGATAGCGTTTTCAATTTCGACTTTCAATACTCTTCGAAACTTAAACTCATTTGTTTCTCCCAGAAGTTTCTTTGTTGCCCTGATCACAACATTCAACATCTGGTCCCTGTACTGTCGGTATAAATCCTCGGCCTCTCTCTTGACCGTCTCAATCGAAACGAGCAACCCGGCTTTCTCCTCATACTCAAGTTCCGCGAGATCAGCCTTGCTCTTTTCTCTCCTTGCCTTCGCCTTGTTGTATTCAACAGTATGATTCTCTCCAGTGATCTTTGCTGGCTTTTTTGCAAGCTTAGCATTCCCATTGATTTGTACGTTGTCAGCAAGTTCTTTGTCGGCAAGTACAGGGTTAATCTTTCCGTTGACGAGGGTAATTTTAATCGGCTCGTTCTTACAGTATCTTCGTATGAGTTCATAAGAAACCCCTTTCCGCTTTGCATACGCTGTCATGGATAATAATTCAGTTTTAACTTTTTTCTTTGTCATGTGTTCGCCTTCTTTTTATCTCTGCGATAATCGCTCTGGTACCTGTTCATTTTCTTTTTATTCTTCGGCTTGTTTCTATATTCTTCATGCTCAGCCTTTCGAGCTTCGACAGAGATCGCATTGCACACACAACAAGTATTATATTTTTTATATCGAATGCTCTTGCCACTGCTTCCATACTCGTGACCATGGGCACAAAGATCGCCAAGGAACCGTCTTTTATTAAGCTTTTGTACTCTCATGTTTTCCTTTCTTTGTGTCGAGAGGGAACAACTTTTGCCTATCAGCTTGCGTGATCTTTTCCTCTCTCACAACCTCGCCCGTGTCTTGTCTGACTAAGACTTTCTTGTCAGTCTTCCAATTATAACCCCAGTGACATTCAACGTCACGCCATTCGTGCTGAGTAGAAACCTTTTGACTCAACAAACCCATCTCTCCCAGTTTCACATCGATCTTCGCTTTATACTCTGCCATGACTCCTTTCTTGTCTGCTTCAAGCTGAACGTTTTCAATGTACTTCTCAGAAAGCGTCTTTGCATACTCCTTTAACTCAGGATCACTCAGCTTCGTTTTTAAATTCTCTTTAAATGTTGCACTCACTTTTGGAGCGTCAATCTTTTTTTCTGTTTTCATAATCATCCTTTCTAAAAATATTTTTATTAATAACCTCTCGTCTTCTCGGTTGCCTTTGAAGATTTTTCATCGTCAGCCGTAAGTTGTTTATGTGTCTTTGCACCATCATTCACTCTTTGGTGTGCGGCTTCTACCTTTGCAACGGAAAAGCAAATCGCTTCAACTTGAATTTCTACTTGATCCAAAAACACTATTGAAAAAATACTCATAACTATCTCCTCTTCTCAAATTGATTGTTGAACTGTTTGTCCAATTCGTTTTTGTAATCCCGCTGGATCACCTTACTGATAATCAGAAACGACTTGCGCCTTCGATACAGTGCAGCAATTGAAGGGCCGTACAAGAACTCACTCCTCGCCGCTCTATACCTGAACCCCCTCCTCGAAACTCTCTCAACAAATCCTCCTTTCTTGCTTTTACGAGCAACGAAGATTCTGCCTTTCTTCGATTTAATAAAGAAAGAACCTTTGACAGTCTTTCTGCTTTTTCTAATCTTCACGCTCACACCGGCCTTGCCTTTTCTCGGACTGTACAGCGCAAGCCCGCGTCCTTTCTTCAGGATCGATATTGTGAAAGTCGGAACGTCTTTTCTTTTGTCTGCACGCCTCAGCCTGACAGTCTTTCCAAGCCTCAATGACTTCGTCTTGATGTTGTAATTTTTCTTGATGTCGGTTGCAATCTCTTTATTGATCGCCCTGCCTACTTTGTTCAACGTATTAGTGACAGCCGTTTTCAGGGCCTTGTTCATATCGCGGAACTCCGCCTCAAGATCATTCACATCAATATGCAAGTTGAACACTTTTTCTGTCTGACTAGTGGACGCCATTTTTTATCACACTCCTCTCAAAGGTTTCGTTCTCGAATTTTGAATTGTACATGTATCACAAATCCTGTTGTAGGCTCCCACTCCTGTGAACTTCTTTGAACATTTCAAACAGCGTCTTTTATACTTCTTCGCCTTAAACTTTACAAGATGTTTCATATCGCTCTCGGCAACGCTTTTGTTCTTGATGGACCTTTTGCTTACTTTCTTCAAAACATTTTTTCTGCAGTCGCTTTGATAACGTCTGTTTTTTTCTTTCTCACATTCAGACTTTACATAAACGCCTTCAACCTTCTTTCTCTTGCAGGTCTGACGATCACCCGAAGTCGATTTGTCTTGCTTTACTTTCTCGCCACAAATTATACACGGAATAGATTTTCGTGTTCTCAAGTTTTGTCTCCATCAAGATCAAGATTTTCCATGCCTTTCAGTGTCTCGATATCTTCCTCCCCGGCCGCCATCGATGAACCCGGGATCATACATGCAAGATCAGCAATGATCATTGCAAGGATATCTCTTAACTGAGCGGCAACCTGGCTTTCAGCTTTTGTCATTGGTCGCGCCTTAGAGTTTCCGACTTGCAACTCAACGGCAA